TTATAATCTTTTTCTATAGAAATCTTACCACCAGTATTGTTAGAAAATGAACATCATGTAATAGTATTAGCTAATATTGTACAAGCAACCGAGCCATCCCAAAGAAATACTGAATGTGAATGTCAAGCATATGAAAGTGTACCATCTTCTAATGTTATAGGTGTTGAATCAAAATTAAATATACTTGATGAACTTCACTCTATTGTTATTCAAGCAGGAACTGTTGTAGCGTTAAAAAAAGAAATAGCACTATTTTCAGACCAATCTATTACAGAAGAATCTGTCTGTGTTCAGTTTTTATCATATATAGTTGTTACTGAAGAATTAGACATCGAACAATCTATATATCTACCTCAATCAAATCATATTCATACTAAATCCGTAGTTCTACAACTTTTCATTTCTGTTGATGAGTTACCTCAAAATATTACTTTACCTCAATAGAAATCACAAAAACTAAAATTTGTCCTAGCATCAGTTAATTTTATAGGGTTAGTATTTGTAGCATTTAAGAATTTAAACTTACAATAATGTCGTCAATTTTCTCAGCCTCTATCCATAAATAAATCTGTAAAAGCCCTACCAGCTACATCGTCTCAATTAACATTTATAATAGAATCTTTCCAGATAAAAGTACCATCCGATAAACCTCCGTCTAATCAAAATGTGTTTACACTATTCATAGTGAAATTGAAAGTACCATCCTGTATAATAACAGTAGTATCATCATCTGCTAATATATAAGTTCAGCCATGTACATCTGTGTTGTTGAAATTAATATTTACATTATAAGAAGCACAATTTACTCTAACATCTTTATTAGTTAAATCCCAATAAGTTTCTGTGTAATTTCAATCATTAACAAAAATACGATTAGCACCAGCAGTAAGAGCAGCTCATATAGTTGTATAATCTCAATTTCAGAAAGAATCAACTATAGTTGTTTCCTCTCCTGTTATTCAGCTATTTCATTTAAATTTGCTAGCAGCTATTCTTTTAGTTTTATCGCTATCTCCACTATCAATTATAACCAACTCATCTCAAGCAGCTACAATCGTATCTTTTTCTGGAAGATCGTTAACTTTTACCATATTTTATATTAAGAATTAAATACACCCCATTCTGTTCATCATTTAGTATATGCAACGTTACCTACGAGTGTTTGTCAAGATTCGTTTTGTAATAATAATCATCAATCTGTTTCTAATGGCATTCAAACAACTATAGTGTTGTTATAAGACTCCCATTCTGTAAATCATAAGAGCTGATATGTCAAAACATCTTCAGTTCCAGTATTTCGTAATAATAAATCATCATCTCAAGTATTCCAAGCTAACTGAACAGCATCTCATCTATCTTCCCTAACAAGTCTCCATTCTGTTGTTACCATCGTTAGTCTTGGTTATCATTTAAAGTTGACGCCTGACCTATTAAAGTAGACTTTAATGATTTTAATCATTCTAAGAATATTTTTCTATCTGGTTCATATCATTCAACAAATTTTCTTCATCTTTTAATTGGTTTATCTAAGTTTGATTGTAATGATTCTATAATTTTTTCTTTAATTCCAGGTGCAGAAGGATAGAACTTAGAAAACTGAGGATCTTGCAATGAATCCATAACAAACCTAGCTGCTTCCATCTCTGGGACTAGATCTATTCAAGTAATCTTTTCAATATCCTCAAAAATCTTTTTAGATCTTGTAGGATTACTACTAAAGAACTCTTTTTGTAGTTGTATTGATTTTTTTCATTCTGTTGATTCATCTAAGAAATCCATTAGTTCTTTATATTGTGATTTAGCTTGTTTAAATTCTTTTCCTCATAATTCATCAACCCTATTTAGAATGTCTTTCTTTAATTTAGCAAATGCTCATTTAGTTGATTTATCTTCCATTTTTCAGAAAAGTTGTGCTATATCATCTAATTCACTTAACTTTGTATTAGGTCAAAGACTATTAACCTTTTTATATATCTTCTTAATAAGCCTTTCATCTGCCTCCTTAAATATTTGGTTTGTTCTATTGGGTGCGTCTACTATATCAAGCTTATCTCAGTCAATTATTCTGGCTCATAATCTATCTTCTATTGTATCAGCAAATTCGTCTGCAAATCTATTTCAATTTATTTCGTTTCAAGCAACTATATCTGTAAATCATTTTCTTATGTCTCAAAGTTTCTTTCATTCTCATAATAACTCTTTCTGAGCTTTATCGAACGAATCTTCTATATTTTTTGCAACAAGCTCTGCTGGTGTTGTTGTTGTTCTATCTAAAGATGATTTCTCTCATGCGTTGACTAAATCATCATATTTTTTTATTCCTAATCTTTTAAATGCTGTTTTAGCTTGTTTAGGAATTTTCTTTGCAAATAATGATTTTAATGGTTTACCTATTAAAGTAGATACAGCTCCAATACCAACTTCTGCTCAAACTCATAATGCAAGCTCTCATGGTGTTGCTGTTCTTCATTCTCACACAATACTACCTGCCTCTGCTCATCAAGCTCATCTTAATGTTACATTAGATAAAGCTCATAAAAACTTTGCCAATCTAGGTGTCTTTGATAGTATTTTAGTTCAACGAATTGAATTATTTAATGCTTTAACAAATTTAGCTCATTGAACAGCTTCTCATCAAGCGAAAAAAGCAACTACTTCAGGTATAAATGCTCATACAGTTGCACTTCGTCATTCTTTATCAGCATCTAAAAAATCTTGTATCTCAACTTTAGCATTTTCTCATAGATTTCTTAAATCATCTGCTTGTTCTTTTAAATAGTCTGGTTGATCTCATGGCAATATTGCGTCAACAGCCTTATCTACAAGTCTTAATGGATTTATCTCCTGAAGAAATGCGGCAGTATTTGTTACGGTTGTTGGCGCTGATGCAACTGCGTTTTTAAATATATTTCCTAATTCTGTTCCAAATTTTCAAACACCTGAGTCCATGAAGTTTTGTAATCATTGTCATGGTTGACTTTCTGTTTTTTCTACATTTGTTTTTGTTATCTTTTGTTTAAATACTTCAGAACCAATAACCATTGTTCAAGAATCCTCAACGTCTTTCATTATTTGTGTATAAGATTTGTTGTATTTCTCTGTTAGTGGCTTTGCTTTTTTGTAGAAATCTTCTAATGTTATGTACTTAATTGGTGTTGATTTTTTGTTAAATGAAGATGTTCAAGCGTTCCTCATTCAATCTTTTTGATTATTTTGTTGTGTTGGAGTATTTGTTCAAGTATTATTTAATCATATACCCTGTAGTCAGGTATTCTGTAATCAAGTGTTCTGTAATCAAGTATTTAGTGCCATATTTATATATATATAATTAAATTATTAATATTAGAATCATTCTATTGCCCCACTATATGATGTACTATTTAATGTTTCTTTCAATATCTCTTCTTCATTTATTTGAGGATTACTTTGTCATACTACATTACCACCTTGTGTATCATCTAATGCGAACGGGTTTGTAACATTTATTCAGTATAATATATTTTCATCATCATATCATTCAACAAAAGTTTTTGCAGTTTCTTTCATCCTCTCAATCATTTCTTCTTTTGTTATGTAATTATCGTTATCAATTGGGATTGGGTTAAAGAAATTTACATTTGGTATTACTGACTCTATTAGCTCAAGGTCAGGTCAGTTTAATACTCATAAGTTATATAGTCATTTATCTTTTACTCATAATTGTAAATTCGTAATCTTACCTCTTAATGTTTTAAGTTTACTTCTTCATCAATCATACATAATTTTTCAATCTTCAAAGTTATTTTCTATATAATCAACAACCTGTTCTATTCATCATAATGTTTTGTTAATTGTCTTCATTCATTCAATAGATCAATCTCTTTGTTCTTTAGTCCAAAAAGTAAATAATTGAGGGTTCTTCATATTAACATTAGAACCACCTAATACTTCTCATATATTATCTTTAAACCAATTATTTGCTTGTCTTCATAATTCCTCTGCACTTCATCCAAAGTCTGATTTTAATACAGCAACAGAAGGGGATTTACCATTAACAATAAACTCTCTATATGTTGTTGAAAGGTTTTTATTATAAGAGTTACTTCTTTGTGCTCATGCAATATAATTTTCTCAGAACAATTCTCAACTACCTAATTCTCTTGAATACATCTTTTTAATTACTCATCTCTTTTGTTGATTATTTAAGTTGTTTCGAGATTCGTCTGACATTGATGTATGTGTTCGTCTGTTTTGTCCTTTATAATCAAATCAATATGCGTCTATATAATCTATAGTAGCCTGTACAGGGTCATCTATATTACTCATATCTAAAGTATAGTTGTTACTATCTGGAAATTTATCTCATTTAGATACGTTATATCACTTGTTTTTAAAGAATTTGGCAACTCATTCTGTATACATCAAGGCTGTTGGATTTCTGTGTCTATCTGTTCTTAGTCATCATTCTGGTATATTCTCTGGACTAACCCACATTGAGGTTCATTCTGATGTAGTAGTTCATCATCATTGTGGACTATATGTATTTATAACGTTTCCATAATTATCGTAGAAGACCATATTCTTTGAGTTTTCATCGTAATACATATTTGTTTGTTCTTTCTGTTTAGAATCTACTTGACTTTTAAATTTCAATATATCTTTAACAAAACTTGTTGTATCTAATCAATCTATATTACTATCGCTCATACCTTTAAGATTTAATTGACTTAACAAAGATAGTTGTTGTAATTCTTTCTGGTCTTCTCTATCTTGTTGTTTATAGAAATTTGTCCAATCTTGGTTTCGGTCTGCTTTTGCAATACCAGTTTCTTGTGAAATTGTTTTCCATAACTGGTCTTGGTTTATTTGATATTCTTGTATATAGTTTGATAACTTTTGTTGTGCTAGTTTTTCTTGAAATTGGTAATTAGCAACATTTTTGTTATGTGTAATAGTGGCTGTTCTTAGTTGTTTATTAATATCTTCAAGTCTATCGGAATATACTGCGTCTATCACAAAAGAAGGCTCTCAAGGAAAAGCTTCGTCTATCTCTCATAATAGATTAAATTTCTGTTCCTCTAAGTCGTCAACAACCTTTTTACTCTCATTCATCATTGAGTTAGCATTCTTATAGTCAGGATTATTGATTATCTCTTCATATCTTGCATCTATATCTATCTGAGATTTAGCTTCGTCGTAATCTATACCTTCTTGTTCAAGATAGTCTGTAACTTTCTGTTTTAATGTAGATATTTCTTCAGGTCATCCAGCTCTCTCTCATGAAACATTAGCATTATATCTATCATATTTTGTTTCTTGATTTATTTTATCTAAGTCAGTACCAACACTAAATCACATTCTATCTCTAATATCGTTTATTGTATCTTGTCGGTCTTTTATATTTACAACTTCACCACCACGTCTTGTGATAGTATTAGTAATAGAGGATATTAAAGATTCTTCTGTTAAATCTATTTGTCCAGAATTTATTTTAGGCATCAAAGAATTAAGCGTTTCATCTGCAAGCGCTTGATTTCTTCTATTCATAAATTGTTTTGCGTCAGGTCACATCTGTTTAACAGCTTGTCAGAATTGAGTTGTTTCTCATTCTTCTAGTTGCATAGGTTCTACTCTATCTTGCACCTTTCATTCTACTCTTTCTCATTCCTTAGGTTGTATCTCTGGTTGTCTTACAGTTATATCTTCAACAGGGTCTAATCAAGTATCTCTTTGTTGTTGAGATTGTTCTTGTTGAGGTTTTCATTGACTAGGTTGTTGAGGTGTTGTTTGGGTTTGCTGAACATCTTGAGTAGTTTTACCCTCAAATCATAAATCTGCTTTAGCTTGTGCAACATCTTCTTGAGATATTCTTCAAGAGTCTACAGCTTCTTGTATGTTTGCAGCTATTTCCTGTTGTCTAGCTTTTGATACCATATTTTATTGTTTTTAAAATAAATTAAGGATTTTCTTCTACTTTTACCCAACTTGTTCAGTTATAAATGAATAATGTACCTGTACCTGTTGTGTATGTATCTCATTCTCTTATGTCTGATGTAGGTAATGATGTACCTCTATATCTCATATATGAGTTTCCCTCTAAATAATCTTCAATAAACTCTTCTAATTTATCTCTATCAAGTGCTATATAAGGGTCTAATGCTTGTTTAGAATACCCATATTCTTTTTTATCTTCATCAACCTCTACATTTTTTGATATATCTACCTCAGTACCATCTAAAGATAAAAAATCTTTCTCAAAGTCTTTATTCATTTTATCAACATCAACTTTGAAATCTTCATTTATCTTATCTATATTATCTCTAAGGCTCATTTATCACTTGTGGTAATAAATTAAATTGATATAGTTTAGGTGTTGATGTTCATGTTCCTACAAATTCAAGTTTTATCTGTATTTCATAGAATTTCTTGTTTAAGTCTAATAGTTTATGTCTTTTTTTAGTACTATCATCTAGTCTTTTCCATAAGGTTCGGCTACCTCAATCTATAGAGTAGTATACATTAATATAGTTTGATGTATCTACATCTGCTCTTATGTAAGAGTTGATTATCTTCTTAGTTAGAGCATTATTTCAGTAATTCTCTCTTTTAGACCATAATTCTCATTGTTTTTGGTATTCTTGGCTAGATTGTTTTCATTCTCATAAATATATGTAATCAACTCAATAGCTTTCTCATCACAAATCTCATTCCCAAGCATAATATAAGAATCAACTACCAAATGTAGTTATACAGTTTATTGCACTGATTGTTCCATTTCATCAATCACAACCTGTAATACTATTAACTACTGATGTCTGAAATCAATCATATTCTTGTCATATAGATATTAAAGCTCAAGTATCTGCATCATCTCAGCATTTACCAGTAAAATATGTTATATCATCATAGTATTTGGCAAAATGATTACTTATGCTTCATGATTCAATTAGAAATTTATACTTCTCTTCAGGTTCTGCTATTTTAATAGTTTTTTTTACCTTCTTAAACATATCCAATCAAGCAGAATAATATAATGTTGTATCCTGACTTGCGTTATCTCAAACTATATAATCAACAGTCGGCGTTTCTATTACATTGGTAATGTTTAATTCTGTATTTAACAGTGCTAACTGTTTAGTTTCTCATCATTGTCAATCCCATAAATATTTTCTTCAATTATTTAAATATAAGTGGAAGTAATTTCCATGTTGTGTTATTCATACGAAATCATTATCTATATTTTCTATTAGAGCTTCACTAACTCGATCTCAACCAGAACTAACAAACAATCTATGTGTAGATTTTCATGATGCTATATATAATATTTGGTTTGCTCTATTCTGTAGTCAGATTTTTCTTTGATTGCTTGAATTATATCATATATCATATTCTATAACCGTACCAGTTCAGTCTTGTATATCTTCTGTTACATTACCTGTCCAGTTTCAAGCATTAGCAGAGCCAATATCAATACTAGCCATCCTTATCCTATTACTTCTTACGTAAAATAACAAATAGTAATCATTAAACGCAATAGCATCTAATATTTCCTCTCATCAAGATAAAGTATATAGAGGAACTCACAAATCGCTTACTTGTCATCATTCTCAAAATAGAAAAATACCTCTTCGGTCTGTGAAGGTTAGCATATTAACTACATTGTAATCAGTAGTTATTCGGTTCTTACTCTTATTTGATAGTCTTAAATATTCTGGGTTTTTTCTTACTTCTATGTTTTCTGAATATACGTATTGAGCATCACCAACGAAGGTGTTTGTATCACTCATTCAGCCATATCGTCTATTTCGTTGCATACACTTCGTTAATGAAATAAATTACTCCATATCTCTTACTTTTGGTACTATACCCTGTGTAACAGATGTTCTTCTCATTGCCATACTAGATAACGCCACTCTCTTTTGTTGTACATAATCAGTTTCAGCTTTCTCTGCTTCGTTTTGTAGTTGTTGAGCTTCGTATACTCGTTTCTTTGCTCCAGTTACTATTACTTTCCTCCATTGTTCAGGTACTAATATGTCATCTGAACTTGTTGTTGTGTCAGATAAATTATATGGTTTCCTGTATCAGTAAAACAATAATCAATCTGTTACAACAGTATCAGGAGTAGGATATATAAACAAAGAGTTATCTGATATAATCACTATCGGGTCTGATTGTGATTGGTTTTCTTTTAAGTATTCAGGAGTTGCTTCTATAGTATCTCGTGTTCTAGGTTTAAGTTCAACAAAATCACTGTCAGTATCGTATTTTATAAATACTTTCTCAACAGCTTGTTGTCATCGTTTATCTCTTTGATTTACTTCTGTTACGTCTGGTTGTTTTAACGTATATTCACTCAATCAAGATAATACATTTGTTACCCAAAATTCAAAGTTATAGTTCTTTTTTGAATTTACTATAGCGTTTCGAAATTCTTTATATGCCATATTCAAATATAGATAAGCATCATCATCGCTTAAGTCAGTATGTGTTACCTTTATCAGTAAATTCTTCAAATCTTGAGGCGTCATGTATTAGTGTCAGAAAAATAAATTACGAAACAATCTAATAGACCCATAAACAGGTCTATGAATCTTTAGATTATTCAGCTTTAGCTTCTTCTATTTTTTTAGTAAGCCATTCTCTATCTTTTGCGTATTTACCAACAGCTTTTTTGTTAGTTAAGTCTTCATATTCTTTTTTTAACTCCTCAATAGATTGTTCATCTTCTTTTATCTCTTCTACTTCTTTGACTTCATCAACAACTTGTTCATCTTCTTTTTCTTCAAGTTTGGCATCCTCAAAATAAGTTTCCTCTTTTAGTTCTCTTTCTTTAAGAGTTTTTAGTTGTTGAGCTGATAGCCAATGTCCCTTGTATCTAAATCTTTGCATAGTTCCCATGTTTTATGTTTATTTTATAAAGAAAGAAGGGGGAGAACTTAATCTCCCCATCCCTATGTTTATGCACCAGCATTATAGATATAATCTAATGGCATATATACACATCCATACTTCACAAATCCAGAGTATGGGAATACTACTGATTCGTTAGATTGAACAACAGGTTCACCCATAGTTGGTCTTTCTTGGAAGACTACAACTAGAGAATTTTCACCTTTTCGTCCTCTTGAAGCTCTAAATATATACATATTATCATAGTTATCATCATCTTTAAGGTATTTGTCTTCAATATGAGTTCGTCCATTATTGTAAACAACTACACCAGAAAGAGAGTTTGTTTCATACTGTCCACCATTAGCTTGTAAGTATTGTCTTACTTTTGTAGCAGCAGCAGTTCCATGTCCAGTTATGATAGTGTAAATTCGATATCAATTGGTGTTCCAGTAGAATCTGTTAAAGTACCTTCATACTTTTTAACAGCTTGTACAGCAGAATCACTAAATGAAGCAGCGGTTTGTAGATTATCGAAAGTGTAATCTCATGCAACATCATTATTCCATTTGTGGTTATTAGCAAAGATAGGTTTAGTATCTGGAGCTAAATAACTAGAATAATCAGTAAACATTTTATGAGTTTCTTTTTCCAAGAATCTTGCCATATCATTGATTTGATTTCTCATTTGTAGTTCTACAAATTCTCTCATTTTTTGAGTAGAATCCATAGCTTTTCTTCTCATTGTTTTAGTTACAATGATTTGGTTACCAAGCTTTTCTGGAGTTAAGCTAGTTTCATATCCATCGTTTGGTTTAACTTCAGGATAAGGTTCTGCTTCTTCCAACCAAGTTGTACCAGTTCCACCTTCGAATTGTGCGTAGTTAGTAGTCCATTCTAGATCATCCATTACTCTAAATACTTTAGAGAAATAAGTGTTAGACATAGTAATGTCTGCTAACGATTCGAACAAATCGCTGATGTCTTTCTTTTGTGCAACAACAGTTTCTGTAGATAGCATCGTTATTTAATTTAAAAAAAAATAAAATTAGTTAGCGAAAAGTGGTTTGTTGATTTGGAATCTAATTCCATCAGCAGAACCAACAGTTCCAGCGTCGTTAGTAGGTTGAATTTTGAATACATCTGTAGAAGATGCACCAACATCAACTTTTTGTTCATAATTAAATACAGTACCAGATCCATTTCTACCATTTAGGTAGTCAGAACCACTAATATCAGTACCAACAGTTCCAGTAGAAGTGCTTAATACACTTATTTCACTAGAAGCAGTAGCAGATACAGAGCTAATTACGAATTTAGAGTTTGTTGAGTCCCAAGTTACAGTTTCTGAACCAGAAGTAGCAGATTGTAATGCAGTTTGGATTGAAGCAGCAACATCATCCATATCAGCATCAGTGTCAAAGTCTATTCCATCTACATTGTATGCAGTTCCATCAATAGAGATTCTAAATGAACCGTCTGTGATTAGTTCCCATACATCAGCGTCAGTTTCAGTAACAACTCCAGTTTCTAAATAAGCAGGTTCGATTACTAGGTCAACTTCAGTACCTCTTTGTGTTTTTGCAAAAACAGCATCTCCAGTACCTTCGTATACTACATCTACATCTGCGTCGATAAGAACTTCAGTTTCTCCTTCACCAGCACCTCCTCTTGTATATCCTAGAGCACTAGATGCTGCAACAGCAACAACAGCAAGCCCAGAACTGAGAGTAACAAAACTATCAGCAGGAATAACAGTAGAAGAATCTTTCTCAAGAGAGTATGTTCTTACACCGTGTTTTGATTTTAAAGCTTTCATCAGATAAGATAAAAATAAAATAAAATTAGTTTCTAGGCTTTCTTAGTTTTTTAGCTTCTTCAATAGAAATACCAGCAATGTTTGCAGCTCTTTCAAGAGCTTCATCTTTTTTTGGTGCTTCCTCTGGTGCTCATATCATAGTAGATACATTTACACCATCTTTAGCAGCTAAAAATTCTACAGCCTCTTTTGCAGTAAAGTTGTGTTTGTTTACAATATCCATAACCTCTTCTTTATTAAGCCTAGGATTGTTTGCAAAAAACTCTTCATCTGCTTTTTGTTTGGCAGCTTTTTCTTCTGCCTCTTTTTGTTCTTTCAGAAGTCTTTTAACTAACTCCTCATGAGTTTCTTGATTTTTCTTGTTAGCTTGTTTTTCTTCTTCAGAACCACCACTTTCTGGTTTCTGTTCTTTAGATAAAGCCTCTAATTGTTTTTTAACAATTTTAAGTTCTTCTCTGTCTTTTTGTAAAGCACTTGTAAGACCCTGTGCTTGGCTTTCTTTTTCTTGATAGCCTTTCGCAAGTTCTTTAATTGCATTCACATCAAGATTTTCAACGTTATCTTCACTAATTGAAGATAGCTTTTCTAAAGTTTCTTTTTCAATAACCATAATAGTAGTATTATTTATAAAATATCGGTTTTATAGTCCGAACAATGTGTTTTCGTACACAAAGAAACGTATTTTAGAGTTACTTCTCTACATCTTGTTTGATAGCATTCTTTGTGCTACCATTAATATCTATTTTTATTTGTTCTTTTATTATATCTAAATAATCGTTATATTTTCTATTGTCTCTGTTACCTATTTTTAACTTGTCTAAAGTCTTTTTTGGTATATCTAACATTGTTTTGATTACTTGCATATACATCCTAGATTCTTCTTGGTTTTTGTCTGCTAATACATCAACACAATACGACTCATATAATCATAATAATATCTGTCTATAGAATATATCAAATCATTTTGTCTTAATAAATTCAGCAACTTCTTCTGCATACTCTATATTTTCATCAGTAAGATTTGGTATAATGTCTTTCATATTGTGTTTGTTATTGCATTAAATCAGCCTTTGTAGGTACATCAGTATTTTGTTGCTTTCTTTGTATATTATTATTTGTAATAGCTGCGTTCATAGAGTTATTCATATTGAATCATTCTCCTTCTACTTGTTGAGGAGTAGTTAGTCATTCATCTATCATAAGTTGATCTAACTGTGCTAATATCTTTGTTTTCTGCTCAGAATCGTTAGCTTCATTTATAATAACATACATTGTTTTCAAATCCATTCACGGTCTGAATGGGTTCTTTACTTCTATATCTCTATTAAGCAACTCTACTATACCTCTTGCATGTCTTTCTGAAGGGTCTGTTCGGTTTGCTAATTCTATATCATACATATCCATACCATTGAGTTCGTCATACTTCCTTTGGAAATACTTTTTAGAAAACTCTGGTGTGTTTGGGTTAACCATTAAGTTTTGCAACTTCTCTCTCATGTATAATATTTCTTCTTCCCTTTTTTGTCTTCTTAATGCTTTAGAGTATACTCTAACATCAAGGTTTTGTCCATATAAGAATTTAGGTTTCTTTAATTTAACTTTTCTTGTCATCAACCCTTCTCCCATATTGAACCATATCTCTTTATATGTTGGTCGATTCTCTACGAGACTTCTATTAAAGAAGTTTTTCCAGAATCTCTCATAACCAAATCATATATTTGTCATATCAATCATGAAAGAGATGTTTGAGTTAACAGCCATAATCTTTGACTGTCATAACGTTTCAGCTCCTGGGCTCGCTCATCTATTCATAGATGTTTGTCAAGTTTGGTTTCCTGCTAATACATCAATTCTATCTGCTATATTAAGCGTGCTACCATCTGCTCATTCCTCCTGTACAGGAGCTATAGCATTACTTAATGGTGCTCAATCAGGGTTATCTGTAGGTACAAAGATAGGTCACTTCTCGCTTCTTTCAAGTAACATATCTATATCTGGTATGATATTATTATCTACTAAGTAGTTACCAAAACCAGCATATCTTTGTTCTTTTATAATTGCGTAATTATTTAATCTATTCTTAGCATTTTGGAAAGATAAGATAAGCTCTGCATATCACATTCCAAAAGGGTCGCCTTCCAAAGAAAACAAATTAGTAACATTTACATCGTGAGGTATCTTTGAAGGATCGTTTCTTTCTTCTTGGTTTATTGGTTGTATAGGTTCTCGGAATATTATGTTACCATTATCATTAGACAACGCACATCTATATTTCCATTTACCTATTTGTACAGACCAATTATATATTTGATAGAAATTATCGTTTCATTCGCTTGAACTTAAATATCTTGTAGCATCAGTAGCAGTCCAATTAGGGTCTTTATATGATGTTGTAAGATTTTGTAAGTTGAATAGTTTAGGATTATATACCAATTCTTCTATTGTTGATTTTGTAGATAGAATATGATATAAGAACTTATTAGTAAGTACATCACCTTGTGGGTCTGGCATCCAATATTTTGGATTAACCACTTCATATGTAAGAACATCTGCGTTTTTATCATATCAAGTCTTCCACTCAATACCACAACCATAAAATAATACATTATCTAACCACTTCATATCTTTCTTATCCTTTTGCATAACCTTTTTTCTATTCTTGGCTAGTGCAGCAAACACTTGTGCTTGCTCTTGGTCTAATATTCACTCCTCTCCAGTATATTCTACATTAAGTCATGAATCATAATAAGTACCTGTAGCAGCTTTTATGTGTTGGTGTAGGAGATACTCTTTAATATGGTTTGTATCAAAAACTTCTGGCTTTGTTCTTGCTCTTTCTCGCTCTACAAATAGTTTATGCTTCTTTTTTGAGTTTGATTCTGCTTGAGTTTTATATTGTGATAAAGCTCAAACAATATCTTTCTGTAATTCAGTATATTTTAATATATCTTCAGCTTTTATTTGCTCTCATGTCCTTCTATACCAATCTAATCATCTATCTGATTTAGATTCTTTGATTTTAGACCACTTTTTACCCAAGCTTTTTTCCCATTTGTCTATCATTATACTTTGATGATTAACAGCCATTAATTAATCTTATAAATAAAAAATCAACCACTTAATTGTAGTTCTCATTGTTCTATAAATGGAAATAAGCGTTATTAGTTTTTATCACTGGTAGTTTATACCATTATAAAATTCTAAAGCAATTATAACTATTTTTACGACAAAATCAACTGGTATAACAAAAAAAGCATACCCTTGTTTTTGGATATGCTTCTAATGTAGTATTATTTAGGCGTTTTTATTTTTGCAATTTCATTAGCCTTTCAACCATTTCGTCTATGAGATTGTTATAATGATTTACATTGATTTCTCATTCTTTACACTCTATTAATAGAGTAGTTAAGTCTGATAAACAACTAATAACGCTCAAAACATAGCCTGTATCATATTTATCAATATCATTTAAGACTTTATCTATTCTATTTATCAGTATAGATACCATTTCTGAGTATTCTTCTCTTGTCATAGTAACAATAAATGGGTTTGTAATGTGTTTATTACCTCTCATCCTTGTAATTAGGATATAAATTACTCATCATCTGAGCTTTCTTCTTCATCTTCTTCTACTTCAGCCTCTTCTTTTTCTTTTTCTTCTGCTTCTTTAAGCTCTTTTTGTTTTTCCATGTCTTCTTCGTTCTTTTTAAGTGTAAATAATTCACTTTCTGTGTGGATTTTATACTTTTGTACATCCAAAAGAGCGTTAATACCTCTTTCATCTCCATCTCCTAGTAAATCATCAATAACTTTTAGCACTTTTTCTTCTCTATCCTTAAACATATTAAGGATTTTGCTGTAGTCTTCTGAACTAATTTTGAAATAATTCATCTTTTATAATAATTATAATTTAAAATACTATACTCGTTTAGCTTTTGCAACCTTAAATTTTTTATTTTTTCTTTTTTCTATCTTCATAAGTGCTGTGGCTAAATATCTGAACGCATCTGCACCATGTGAAGCTCGATTATGTAATGGTTGAGGCTTAAATACTCAATTTTTCTCGTCCCATTCCCTCTGATAATGAGATAAACACTTTATTCATTGTGCTGTTTTCTCTTCATCAAAGTAACATCTGTTAAATATTGTTCTTACAGCGTCTATTCAGTCTGAAATAGCTGCTTTCTTTATAACTTGATATGTATGTCATAGTTTTTTGAATATTTGCGTTCTCCTAACTCCTGTGCTCATCTCTGTTACTTCTGAATCGTGTGGGAGATAGTGTTTCTCTATCTTGTATGGCTTTTTACTAATAATATGATTCAATATTTCTAATATACTATATCAATTACCTTCCCAGTAGTCTATTATCCTTATCTCATTACCAAACAACTGGAAGAACCATATAGCTGTCTCATCTCAAGCCTTACTTGCTCATCACAAGTCCCAAGCAGCATATACATCAAGATTACTATCATAAGGTACTTTACATATCCTATCTTGTCTCCTTACTAAAGATAGTTCTCTCTCATAAAAAGCTCATTTTACTGCCAAATCAAACGCTTCTTCCCAATAACTAGGATACTCTCTTCACATATCATCTCATTGTGTCTCTTTCATTTTAACGTACCACTTTTTCTGTGATTCATCTAACTCAATTCATCTTGTAGCTAGTTTATTGAAATATAACTCATCTTCTGATGTGATAATAATATCTTCATCGTCTAATCTATAAGACTCCTCTTCATGTCGAGGAAAAAAGAATGGCTTAAAATCTAATGGAGATAGTTTCTTTCATTTTTCTTTATATTCCCAAGCTTTTTTAAATATATCGTAGAAATATCAACTATTACCTTCTGCTGTAGACTCTATAAATAGCATTCAATTTTTAGGCACAGCATTAAACGCACCTGTTACTATCTCTCTTGCTTTCTTTGAATCGTTAGCACATATTTTTCAGAACTCTGATATGTGTTCTACTTGCAATGTTCCTCATCTATACGATGTGCTAACACTTGTCATACTTCCATTACTAAGAAACAACTCTGATTTACTATCTGTTTGTGCTTGTAATCATAATTCTTCCCTTACTCAGTGTGGTATATTATCTATAGCAAACTTAAGTTTATCTCTAAATAATGACTGTGCGTTTGATAGTGTATCAGCTATAACTCATGTCGTAGTGTTATCATTAAACACTATAGCATCAGCAACTTGTATCTCTATAAGTGTAGAAAACCCTAATTGCCTAGCTTTTAATATCACATTTCTATGGTGTTGGTTTTTTAATAAGTATATCTGTTGTTTATTTGGCTTAAATGGCACTATAAATCAATCTTTATCTTTAATCATATATACATGTCAGCTAACTAGTCTCCATATTCTATTCTTTATGTTCTTTTTGAAAAAATCTCTTAACTTTTTATTAAGTATCTCTTTTTTGTCTTTATCCGATTTCTTGGGATGCTCTTTATTTAATTCCTCTAACCATGAAGCTAATAGCTTCTTTGTTAAAGGATTAGTAACCTTATCAATGTCCCAGATCTCATTTATAGCATTATTCTCCTCCATCTGATTTACATATCATACATAAATTATTCTCTTCAGAGCATTTCATACAAATCTTAGGCTTTAGATTACCAATACTTATGTATCTTTCTCAACATATCTCACACTCATAACCAACAGCTCATTCTTCTGTTCGTCTTTCTAAACAATCATGACACTTCATTCGCTATCTATCACTATGTACTAAAACTTACACATGTGTAAGGTCAATAATCTACAATTCCTATATATCTATACTCTTTAAATAGAATATTATCTAAATGCGTAGGACTCTTTATCCATGCCATCATTAAAGACAGATTGTTAAAATAAAACTGCCCAAGATTCTCTCACACAAAGTTTACATCTTTTTCAGCAATATACTCATCAGCTAAATTATTGAAATGCCATCAATGCGTTAATTTCTCTGTTCTATACACATACTTACATCTCTCTAAAGCTAGATCCGTTAAATCGCTATCTATCTCCAATTCTTCTAATCATATATACCCTCTAACAAAATTGTGTAATTCTAATATCTCTCATTCATCTGCAGTGTAATCCTGATTCGCTACATCCCACTCATTAGTGAAACTAAATCATACACCAACAATACATAAAAACAATAACACTAAGAATAGTTTCTTCATAATAATATTATTATAAATTAAATACTAGTGTTATAAGGATATTTTTTCAAAAATCAAGAGATTCTTTATTTTTTTTCGCTCCCACGAACTCCCACCCCAGGACTTCAGGTTTTCACCCAATCTCCCCGTCTACCTAGCACTTAAGCGACCCGACTGTTTATATCTTAAAGTTTATAGTTGTTTCATTACTACTTACTAATTCTATATCCCTGAAATTATACAAATCTCAAGCAGAATTTCACATACATATATATTGCACTCAATCACCATCTATATAAGTATATCCAATTACCTTAAATTTTTCATCATTAAATGAGTGCTGCACAATATCTCCTATCTTATGTTTTACTTTTATACTTGACATTTTTTATATATTAATTTATAAATCATTCCCTACATACAGTAAATCTTTGGCTAACTATCTATTCACCTGATACCCACTTTTTTGAAATGTCAACTATTGGGGGTAAATATCTCAATTTTTTTGTAAAATTTTTTTTACTTTTCTTATGTTTTATTCTCCTTATCTCTGCAAATACCCCTCCCTCCCTATGAAGTTTCCAAAATTTTGGAAATTCTATGGTTGGGAAGTGATGATTATAAATAAATATTCGCCGTCTCCATCCTCCTCCCTCCCGTCGTTGTGATTATACCATAATATGGCTGTTTTGTCAATGCTTTGGCATAACTAAACCTAGGAGATACCTATGCTTTGGGGGGACACTTTGCACAATGAGTCTTGTGCAAGGTGGAAACACTATCAAGAGGCTTTGTATACTGAATTCTAAGCGTCGTTCATGTCTTCTGATGGTATTGTTTCCCACTCTTGAGTATTACCGAGCATATTATCCTTTTCCTCAACAAGACTACGTAGGCTTTCCCCCGCTTCAAGCGTGTGAGTGTGCGTTGTTTCAGTCTCTATTTTGTCTTTATAGTGGTCTTTCAGTATGTTCTTAAGCAAGAACTGCTGTCAGGGCGTAAATGTCTTCTTATCACTGATCTTATCTAATAATATCTCGCCTTGTAAGGATTTAAACGCTTCAATAACCCTTCAATATTTTTCGTCATCAGCATACCTATACAAGGTGCTAACTGATATTCAGGACATAACAGCAAATCATTCCAATGATGGGAATTTTTTGTTAAGGCTTGCCTCATTGTTGTTATATTCATACAATAGTTCTATATATTCTTGCATCTTTTCTGAAAGCTCTTTTACTGATCTAACAGCCAAAGGACGTCACACTCTTTTAACTGATTTCTTTTTGAGGAAAGTATCCCATGTTTGGGATGTCTTTATTGTTTTATTATCTTTTTGTGTATCATCGTTTGTTTTTGGATCTATCTTTGTATTATGTTTATTCATTACTTATATATATGTGATGGTAAATGCATTTAATAGATGTTGAAGTAATACTCACTGTCGTCACAATTAACAATAAATATATTGTTTATTATTATTGTGTGTATTGTTTGTTTTTCTTTATATCTTTTTTATAAGTATTTATTTTTGTTTTTGTAGTGCTTTTGACAAAAAAGTGTATAGCGTTTTCTTATTTGACTAGTTATCAAGCATATTTCAAGTCAAAAAGTTTTTTTGATTTATCCCTTGATTTTTGTCTTTTTCTGATTATAATGACAACACAATCAAGCAAGGGAAATCTCGGCACAGTCAACCGAATAAAAATATAGACTTAAAAATCTCTTGCATTAACGATTGATATTAGTATTATTAAAACAACCTTTTATATTATTATGTTATAAAAATGGAACTATCAAACTTTGCACAAGTACAAGATCTTATTGATGAGTGAGTTTTCACAAAAGAACAGTTATTTGATGAGCTAGTTGCTTATTTATGAACTTATGAACTAGATCAACGAGTTAAGGAAGACACAGCCTTTTTTGCCAATTAAAAACACCCTTTTATATCTTAACCAATCCAAAAATGTGATTTGTACTCTCAGATTGAGACACTCAAGATCTTATAGATCTACAACTTATCTAATTAAAAACCCTTTTTATATTCTTATTTAAAAAAAATGGAAGTATCAAACCTTTTATCACCTAGAACTGGGAATCCAGTCGCTAATCAGTTTCATATTACCGACTACAAAAACGAGGTATTTCAGTCTTACAACAGCAAGATATGCAAGATAAGCCGACCTGAACGCATAATCTACATCTATCCAGATCGAGACCATTCAAGAACAACAAAAAAGTATTTCAAACAGTTTATTGAAAAAATTTGATTTAATTATGATGAGATAAAGAAAAAACTTGATAAATGAGAAAAAGAGTTTAAAACAAAAAAAATATCTAATTGATTAGATTATAATGTACATATTGTATAACACAAGATGGCTTGACGGCTTGTGTAAGGTAGAGGACATTTGCGAGGTTTTGCACCTCTACAAAACAAAAACCAGTAAAACCAAACCTTTCAACCTTTTTATTTATTTATATGTTATACTATGAATATAAAAAAACTATCAGATTGGAATCGACTTATTGATAATAAATTTGATTGTAAATTATATACAGATTGATATGTTATTGAAGAGGTGCATTTTATCCCATTTGGTGACAAGTATGTGAAAGAACACATAAGAACAATCGAAAATACAGATAAAAATATTTGAAGGAGAACAGAAAAAAAATTCTTTGATATAATTAAAAATAGTTGTATTATATAGTTTATGCTTGCAATATGCAAGAGGTGTTCGTAGTCTTTTTATTTATTTATTCTTTAGAATGTCAAACACACAAAAACAAAAGCAAAACTTTTATATTTGGGTTTCTATTGCTTTATTTGTGTTTTTCCTTATATGGTTTACGCTTATAAGAAAGCAACCAGTACAAAGCGAGTATATAAAAATACCTTACAAAATGTATATACAAGAAAAAGACAACCTTTTGAATGATTGATATGTTTGTCACTGGAAACAAACACAAACAAAAAATGAGATCGTCATTTGTATGAGATAAATTTTTTAGTTTTTAAACTACTTAAAAATGCCAATGGATCGAGAGAAACAAAATAAGTTATACGATAAAATGAGAAAACAACTGAAGCCTTTTCAAACAACCAAAGAAGAGAGGGAATTTATGCAAATAGTAAAAGACGTACAAGACAAGAAATATACAAAACAAGAGGAAGAGGAAGCAATGGAAACGCAAACAGATCTCGACTTGTTAGAGTATAACCTAGAAAGATCTTGATCTTGTATAGAGGATATGTATGACATAGATGAAGCCTCTGATGGTTTATGTCATAACGATGGTGCATGACTATAATATTCTACATAAACGAGGAGGAAATACTACGTACTAGTATTAATACTTGAAAGAGAAATATACATAGCTATATTAGAGAGAGATTTAGATTTTATTTTACTTCTTACCATATTTTATAAATGCAAAAAAAAATTGAATTAAAGTTTGAAACATGAGATCATGTTTATTTACCTACACGTATAAAACACACAAAAGAAAGGTATTATTTTCATGACTATTATTTGTATGATGAGTTTGTTGTTAAAAAATACAAAATCATTAAGTATACAATAACGTCAAATTGAGATACACATATAGAGTATTTATTAAGTGATATCAATTTACGATTAGACGAAAAATTTATTTTTGATAATAAAAAAGATGCTAAATTATTTCTAAAAGAATATCAAAAAAAGCAAGAAGAAAAACAAAAACTTGAAACAGAATTAAAAACAATGAAAAATAGAATAAGAGAAATAGAAGAAAGACACTAAATCAAAACAATATAGATTGAAATAATCTCTTATAGTATGCTTCTCTCTTTTGTGAAAATAACTTTAAGAGAGATAGAAAAACAAAAACGATACAATATGCCTTTTTGTATATTTGCATCGCTTAGAATTATTTGTAAGATAGAAAGAACTATGTTTTAGATTGTAATATATTAAATATGTTATACGCTATAGTTTGAGTTGTAGTTTGTATACTTATTGCATTAATTGATTAGTATTTTATTTCTTTATATATAAAATGGAAACACCAACACCAGAAGAACTAAAAAGAATAGAAGAAAACAATAAACACTCTTGCGAGGATGGGCAGGAGTTTATAGAAAAAGTATTGAATTGCACAAAAGAGGAGCTTGAAAACCTAAAGATTGAGTGTATTTCAAATAACTATCCTATGTTGTAGAAGTTGAAATTTGATGGTATATATATATAATGCAGGCAATCATCGAGTAGATTGCTACTACTCTTTTTTTATCCCCTGAATTATATAACCATGGAAGAGAAAAAATTTATCAACAAAGAATGAAAAGAAGTAGAAAGACAGAGATGCCAGGTCTACACTCGTGTGATGGGTTATTTACGTCCTGTCTCACATTACAACACTTGAAAGAAAGCAGAGTTTTATAGTAGAAAACGATTTAAAGGAGATTGTAAATGCAAAAGAGACTTTGAAGCTACCAACCATTTTATGGAAGCAAACAAGGAGTTTGTTAAAGAGTATTCAAAAGAATTGGCAATATAAAAAAAATCCCACACGAGGCGAGATCTTTTTTACTGGGATTAATAACATACAGTTATATGTCTATCTAAAGAATATATATACACATACTCTTTATATAGATATATTATGTTTTCGGTTGAGACTACTAGAGGTTATAACTCCCAGTTATATAATAAGTAAAGAACTTTTGTTATTTGTTTATGACGTATTACAAAATTGTAAAAGTCATTTGTTCAATACTTTATAACTGATTGTTATTTCCTCGACAATAGGTTGTACTTCCCTATTGAGATATACCTTGTTTTCGTATATCGACTCCTGTCGGTCCTGCCTTGTTTGCCCAGTGGAAACTTAAGCATTAATGGAATTATAACTAAATCAATACAAAAATCAAGTCCAATATCAAAAAAAGTATACCATAAAACCTTGAAACTTTACTTAATAACTATTAGAAATGGCTACAAAAAAATATACACTTGAGTGATTAGACTTAAACAAATCATACAACGAACTAAAGAAAGAATGATATAGAAGAAGACATATTTATAAAAAACATAAAGAATACGCATGAGACAATGCTTTACATATTAATTCTATATCTTCTAAACTGAACTATGATCCAGATATGCCAGTAAAAAATGTAATACTATGTGAAAAAACAAATAGAAAGCGTTGATATGCTAAATGATTGTTTGATGAGTATATCAAAAGACATTGAGAAAATTCTATAACATATACAACAATAATATATAGAATAAATGCATGATGGGATGATGAAAAGATATTAAGAGAGCCATACAATTGATTATGATGACATAATAAAGGTACTTGATTAAAAAGAAAGCGAGAGGATTATAAATGAGATAAGATAACATACTCTGCTATGATGGTTAGAATAAGAAAATGAGAAGACTTTGAAACAGCAATAAGCCCTAGAAGAAGACAATACAAATGAATGGATGATGATGGAAGAAAGATTTATTGATAAAAAGGGTTGATTTTAGAAAAGAAATCCTTATAAGATAATTACGCATAACAGCATTTAATGGTCGCCAACTATGGAACTGCTGGGTATGCAAGGTTTGGCGACCGCCCAGCAGTTTTTTAATACAATATTTTATATTATAACCAAATAAAATGTGCCTTAAGAGAGGGTTTAAATCAGAGAAAGAAGCAAGAACGGAGATAAACAAAATAAAAAGATACTCTTGAAAGAGTACAATACCAAGAAGATGTTATAAGTGTCCAGTATGTGGTAAACGACATCTTACAAGTGAATATTTAGTTTCTAAAAAAAGATAGAATGAATGGTTTATGATGATGTTTATGAATTATATTAGGCATTTGAATGCTTGCACTATATATACGAATATGTTGTGCAATATTCTGAGCTTTTGGATTGTTAGGATTACTTGTATTTTTATTATTTATTAATTAAGATGGAAGGACGAATAAAGCTACATAATAAATTCCTTGAATGGGAATGGTATGATGACATAAATACTAAAATTTTATTCTTACATCTTTTATTGAAAGCAAATTGGAAAGATAAGAATTGGAGATGAAAAAATATAAAAAGATGACAATTAATTACGTGAAGATATAAACTATCGCAAGAAACATGATTGTCAGAATATCAAGTCAGATCATCACTGGACAAATTAAAATCAACTAAAGAAATCGCCAGCAAACCAACCAACGAACATTCTCTTATAACCGTGTTAGAATATGACAAATATCAATCAGACATAAAAAAAACCACCAGCCAAAGCACCGACGAACCACCACTACTAAAGAATATATATATAGAGAATAAAAAAGACATAGAAGAAATATTAGATATTCAATATATACAGAATAATAAGAATGCTATTAAATGTGTACGAATAATGATAGAACTTTGATATAATATAGAAAAAAAAGCGGATAATATATATAAATTAATACAATGGATGAAAAATAAAGCGAAATTGTATGAGCATTTATTACCGTGATGAGAAATTGATTGGATGAGTATGTTGACGTGTTTTAATAAATGGAAAGATTGGGTTGAATGAAAATGAATAAAGGTAAAATGACATAAAAATTGAGTTAGTAAGTTTTTAGACACTAACAGAAAACCTAAATGAATATACAAAAAATAAAAACAATTCCTTTATTAGAGATAATGGATAAATTGGGTGTTAAATATTATAAGAAGACATGAGATGAATATTGAATAGAAGATGAATGATGAAAAACTTCTTGACGATCTTTCAATGTATGAAAAAATATTGTATCAGATTTTAGTAAAGATAGACCTAGTTGAGACCAATTCTGATTTGTTAAATCTTGGAACAGTATGAATGACATACAAACATTTAAATGGTTTGAAGAAAATTTTACTTACTTACAATCTAATACTATGACAGACAATAAAAAACCAATAAGGATTGTTTGGGATAAGTTATGAGAGCTTCAAGATAATCAAAAAGAATATCTAAAATGAAGATGAATAGAATATGAGAAAGTTAAAGACATTGTAAAGGATTATAATTGATGAATATGATGTTTGATATATGAAACAAATACACCAAAATGACTTATGGCTAGAACTCTAAAAGAAGATCATAAATATAGATTTGCTGCATTAACTGGTTATCCTACAAAATGAATATACCAACACAATATTGATACAAACAAAGATTATCTTATCATTGTAGAATGATTGATTGATTTCTTAACATTAAGACAGTTTGATTCAAATGTTATATGATTAAAGAGTGCAGAAAGCTGAATAGATGAAGTTATTAAATACGCTAACAATTATAGATTAATATTCATACCTGACAATGATGAAGCTTGACAGAAAACTATAGAGAAATTTAGCTGAGTGAGATATGCTTTATTTGATTTATCTAAGTTCTGAGATTATAAAGATATTAATGATATGTTTAAGGATATTGGTAATGATGAAATAATAACAGCAATAAGGGAGGAAGCTAAAGATATATTACCAATATCATCAACATTTGAACAGCTATATACTATGCAAGATATTATGAAAGAAAGGGGTAAACTATGATTTGATTGACCCTTCCCTAAAATTTATGATAACACTAGTTGAGTTATACCTTGAAAGGTATATACAATAGGAGCATACTCTAACGTAGGTAAATCTAAGTTTGCATATCACCATGTACAGTATTTCCTTAAAGAAAATAAATCTGTATTGTTTCTTAATCTTGAGGTAGATGAACCAACTTGTTTGATGAATATAATACAATCTTATGAGGGTAAAAGAACACAAGATATGATAGAATGATATAAACCAGCACAAAATAAATATAGTAAATTAATAATAAGAAGTGATTTATATATGTTAGATCAAATTATAGAGGAGATAGAAAAAGTAAGTCCTGATATTGTATTTATAGACTTTGTACAGAATATACAATGAAAGGGGTGATGAGATTACGAACAGAACGCTAGTATAGCAAAAACTATTCAAAGAACAGCCATAAAAACATGATCCACTATATTCTGTTTATCTCAGCTAAGTAATTCTGTTTGAAGGGATGTAGCAGCAGGAAGAACTGAGTTTGTTTCTTTGAAATGAAGTGGTGAATATTTTGCAAGTAGCGATGTTATATTGATATTGTCTAAATGAGATTACTCTAATGAGATATATGTTAAGATTCAAAAGAATAAATTCTGATACAACTGATTGGAGTTTGTGTTGGATGTAGACTATGATAAAAATAACTTTAAATTTAATAGAAAACTAGACATCTTTTAGACATTAAAAGACAAATAGTAAAATTCATTTACAAATTAAGTATAAATTGATTATTTAATTTAATAAATAACAAGAAATCTTAACTGTGATTTTGAGAAGATGTATAATAATCCCTCATTATAACTCATAATTATATAAAAAAGTTTTAATGAAGTTTCCCTTGAAAAATCAAATTAAATCCTTATATATAAACTATAATATAATCCTCACTAAACTCTTTTAGCCACTACTTAAATAGAGAAATGAAAACAATAATTAAATTATTTACAGTAAAGTATAAGTGAGAGTATATCCAAGTAGATTGAATAGAAGATATTTATACACGAGTTTGTTTAAGTACAATATGAAAGCGATGAGATATGGAAAAATTATGTCCAGAATTATTTGATATGAACCAATGACAAGCTAAAGATTTATGTTGAGTTTATTGAGATTTTGACGTACAGATTATTGGTAAGGAAATTGAATTATAAAATAAAAGCTTTGTATATTTTACTTAATTATATATAGAAATGAATAGAGAAATAAAATTTAGAGCTTGGAATTGAGAAAATATGATATATGCAAATTGAATTTCAAAATGAAATTTTCTTATTATTGATTGATGATGACGAAGTATACAAAATACAAAATTTTGAATGAAAGACCCTATTATATTCATATCACATAAAGAATGAAACCTTATGCAATACACTTGACTTAAAGATAAGAACTGAAAGGAGATTTATGAGGGGGATATATTACAAGATAAAGATGATAGATTCTATAGAGAAGACAATTATGATATAGTCAGTATACCTGATTTTCACGTATGGTCTGATCAAGAACATATGGAAACATATGAAATAATCTGAAACATCTACGAAAATCCTGAACTATTAAAATAAAAACTCCTCACTAAACACTTTTTAGCCACTAATTGAGGAATGGTGGTATGTATAAAAAAAATGCAAATAAACTCTACAAAAGTAAATCATTGGATATATATACTAGCGATAGTAATTCCATTGATAGCTATAACACTTTGGGTTGAGAAACCTACAGTTGAAGAAAGACTTGAAGCACAACAAATCAAAATTGATAAAGTGCAACAAGAGATAAACGAACTAGCACAAGAAAGAGAAGTGTTGAGATTAGAGAAAATTGAATTGATGGCAGAGAACTTTAATGAAAACTATGAACTAAAAGAAAACTATTCTGATTATGATAAGGAAACAGAACTAGAAATGTATAAACGATTAGAAAGCAAGATAGGTATACCATATAAATTATGAGGAAAAGGTAACTGATTCTTAGATTGTAGTTGATTGTTTGGTACGTATGCTCATTACAAATTATGAAGTATTGACTACAACACATTGATAAACCATTATTCAGCAGAGAATATTAGACAAAGAAACAACGAAAAATCGTTTGAGGATATTGGTAATGGAGACTTCTTATATCTTATGAAGTGAGGAAAAGCAGTACATATTATGTACGTAAACTATGTAGAAGATAATATAATACATACAATAGAAGCAAACCTAGATAGTTGAGTAAATCTCTATGAGTATAGATTTATCCAAGATACTAATGGGATATTTATTGAATATAAATGAAGTGTATATGATTTCAAGATAACATCTAACGAATTACTAGATGGAAGAAAATATCTTTGAGAGTTCCTTATCTCTTCTTATATTCCAAACAATTGAGACAAGATAAATTGTTGAGGTGGCAGTTGTGCTCACACAGCGAGTGGACTTCCCTTAAATGATAGTTACGCTTGAAAGATAGTGGCTTGTCCTAAACAGTTTAGTATAGGTTTGAATTGAGAACCTAAGCAAAAACTATATATAGAATGACATTGAATAGTAGAATGTAGTGATAGGGGTTGATTGATAGTGATGAAATGAGAAACAAATAGTAGAGGAAATGTGAGTAGTATGAATCGTCTAGATTTGTTCTGATGAATGTGAACACCAAAGATAAAACGAAATCAAACTACTAGGAAAGTGTATTTAGTAGAGTAAACTTTTAGATATATAACAACTAACTAGATGAAACGATTAGAAGCGATATGAATATTTATATGGATTGCTATTGTGACAATTGCTAGTGTATATTTCTTTGGGATAAAATTAAAATCTCAAACAGATTATTGTACTCCATCAGAAATGCAACAATCCTTAGAGATGATGATAGCAGATCAAGGGAACACACTCTATAATATAGAGGATATATTATTAACAAAAGCTAGACTAACATTTTAATTCTTTATCACATATATAATGTTTTGGAAAAAGAAACAGGAAAACAAACAAGAAGAAAAAACTATAAAAGAAATATATCAAGAGAACAAAAATAACGTTCTCTATAATACAATATCTAATATTAAATCAGATATGGAAGAGAGAGCACAGAAGTGATATGGATATATTGTTAAATGATGATTTCCTGCGAACCATACAGAGATTATAGCCAATCATTTCTTAGACAAATGATATTGAGTAAAGAAAGCAACTAATCAACAACACGATTGACGAGTATTAATAGTACGAGATAAAGACTATAGTGTACCTTGAATTGAATGGCTAGACTAACCATCTAGCTAACTATGGGAGGGTGGATAGTAGCTAGCTGAGAAATACTATCCTCAAAAGGTTGAACTCCTTTCTCTCCCGAATTAAACTTTTTAACCATATATAACCTAAATAACAATGACTAACTTACAACAACTAAAAGAAGAGGCGAGGAAAGAGTTTGATGAGAAATTTGTTGAATTTGCACCTGATGGGAGCAAATGGGGAGTAGGATTGAGGGTTATTCATAAAGGAACTACAGATGATGCAATTATTTTGGAAGATATCAAAGACTTCATCGACTCTCTCATCACCAAAGCATACGAAGAGGGGAAGAAATCACTCCAAGAACCAACAGAGGAGAGAGTTTGAGTAAAGAAATATAAACATAAGCAATTATGATGGATAGCTGAATATATGGAAGAATATTGAGATGAATGTAATTGACGATATTTCATAAATTGAGATGAAGCAAATACCATAGATTATGAAATAGTTGAAACTTGAAATGATTGGGAAATTATAGCCTAACCTTTTAACCTATAAACTAAAGAGAAGATGTGAATAAAAGAATCACTAGAAACGATACAGTATGCAATAGACCATAACATATACAAATATACCAAAGCTCTTGAGGACAGGAAGAGGGAACTATTAAAGCTTTTAGATAGTAAAGATAAAGAAGAATGAAAGATGAAGTATTAAAAGAATTAGATAAAGAAACAAAGAAACTAAAAAAAATATTACTCAAAGATTTTAGTATTGATGGAACTTGATTATTAGCATTTACAAGGCAATATACAGAATTATATAACAAAAACAAAGAAGTCTCTCTTGAAAAAGAAGTTAAGGCTTTTGTGGATGAACTTATAGAAGATAAATTATTTGAATATTATGAATTTAAGTAGTCTAACCTAACCTTAAAAACTAAATCAGATGCACTATGAAAACATTAGAAGAGTACGGAAACGGACAACACTTAGAGCATAACCCTAAGTGTTGGAAGCTTGATAACACTACTATCGTAAACGAATACTTAGACTTCATAAAAGGTGAAGAGAGTATCGAAAAAAGATGTGGTGCTTGTACAAAATCTTCACTGTGTATAGCCTTATTGGGAGATGCACAGAAACGAGCTGAGAGGAAAGTAGAACGCAACACATATGTTGCAAAGAAAGGACACAGAAAATGAAAGACTTACAAAGCAAATCGTATGACAAGTATTACTCACGAGAGCGTGGGTACATAAAAATGTTAGAGTCTAAATACATCAGCTTTGATGTATACGTCAGACTATTCCACCGAAACAGGATTACCTATGAGTTCAAGAAAGAACTCGCAAGAAAAGGTAAATTCTGTATGCGGTGCGATGAGAAGATTGAAAGATGCACTTGTAAAAAGGAAACGATACCTTTTCCAAGGCGAACCAAGTAGAACTATAGAGGGGGTGTATAAGCTCCCTCTACTAAAGAAGTTAAGATAACTAAAATATATAAAAAGCCTAGCCTCACTTAACGAGGCTTTATATGGAGAGAGTAGCTCAGTTGGTAGAGCCCCTGCCATTGCGGGGAGATAGCAGAATACTAATGACTGTTAGGGCTATGCAAGACTAATGACTAGTCATCATAGTGTGTCGGAGGTTCGATTCCTTCCTCTCTCCCAAATAAAACTAAGTAACTTAAATAGATTTTACTACTATAATATAACAGATATGACTAAACAAGAAATGATAGATAAAATTTATGAAGTAATGGCAGATAAGACACTTACAGTAATGATATGAGATGTGTTGGATTGGCGAGAAAATATAGATAAGAGGGTACAGACAAATAAAGAATATACAGAAATAAGAGAATTTATATTATGATTACGAGAACATAAAAGAAAACCAATAGGAGACCAATCCACCGAGTGTATAGAGTTTATATATAATTTGATTAAGTAACCTAAAATAGATTTTATATTATATACTATTATAGAGATGGATAAAGATAAGTCTTGATTTGATATAAAAAAACGAAAAAATATCTCAAAAGAAAAGGGAGGCGTAAAGTTTCGCATTTATAAAGAAGAAGATAAAGAAACAAAAGAAGCAAAAGAACTCATAAATAGTCTAAATAGAATATTTATTTGGCTATCTAAAAGATAGATTTTATATTATATACTATACAATGAAAGCAAAACTAAGAATAAGAAGAGACAAAAAGTTTTGACCAGTAAGACCTGAAATGGAAGATTATGATTGAGGTATATATGAGTTTACGAAATGATGGGAAATAACAGAAGAAGATAGGATAGCATATGCTTGAGAGACTGCACGAATAACAGAAGAACTTCCAGTAGCTTGGGTAGCGAGTTGAGATTTAGAGTTTATTAAATAGATTTTATATTATATACTATAGAGATGGATAAAATAAAGAAAGCCTAGCCTCACTATACGAGGCTTTATATGGAGGAGTCGTTATGTAACTAGAAATAGGGTTAAGCTTGTAGGGGTGTTATCCTCCCTCCTCCCGATATGGGTAAGTATAGCATATGGAATGCGAGAATGATTATATAATCATTTTAGATAGGGAGTTCGATACTTCTTTCACCCATTATACGACTAAGCAAGCGTATAGAAACTAAATACCGGGAACGGTATTAAGGAATATGCTTCGTTGGAAGTGAACGATAAACTTCCCGTTGGGGATTGTAGTTAATCCCTATATATAGAGAGGGACGTTATGCGACTAGTTAAGCATAATGTTGGGTTAAGTAAGTGAATTACCTAATGTGGGTTCAAATCCCACCCTCTTCCAATATGAACAATACAACGTCAATGTCGTAGTAGAGTTCAAATAGTTCTTTTAATTATATAATTGTATTAGAGATGAATAAATTAGATTATGAAAAATGAGTAAAATATATTTGTAAAGAATGTTGATATGAGTGAAGAATACCTGCTTGAATATCATTAGAAGCACTACAAAAAGAAATGCAAAGAAATGAAAAATGCGCATTATGTTGATGAATAAATATTATAAAAGAAGAATAGAATTTTACCCTCCTAATTGTATTAGATATGACTATAGTTGAAAAAGGTAAAAATAAGTCTTATGAAGAATTACCATTAGGTCAAAATTCATATTGTTATTGGAGTAAATGATTACAAGTAGCAATAGCAGAAAGACACCTAAATTCCGTATGATGATTAGATTTATTGCCTGAAGAATATTGAGCAATAGCAATGATGATTGATTATACGTTAGACCAAATATCAGCAAAAAAGCATTGAAGAGAAATGTTTGAGAAAACATTAAAAGAACATTATTATTAGTTTTATATATTTAATTGTATTAGATTTTATTAAAAATAATTTATTTACCTAAAACATAAACTACCTATGGAGAGAATATTTAAAATACGAGAGCTACCTAAATGAGCTAAAACAAAACAATGGATAGAAGATAGTTGAGATAAATCTTTTGAAGTTTTGACATTCAAAAAGATGGATTGAATGTATTGACAATGGTTTACAGATGATTGACAAATGGTAAATTTCAACGCAGAGTTTGTGAAGGATTGAGACTTTTATAATATAATTAATAATAATGCAAAAAGAAATGCACACAATAACATTTAAAGATTGATATACCTGAAGAGATATGACTTTAAAATTTCATCCTGATAGTAGTATAGATGATTGGAAAGATGTATTTAAAACAATAATGATATTTGCAACTTGGCAACCAGATAATTTAGATTTTTTAGATTCAGATGACTAAACGATACACATCAGACTTACATCTACAACATAACAACATTCTCAAATATGACAATAGACCATTCAATTCAATTGAAGAACATGATGAACATATTGTAGAAGTAATAAATGAATATGTAAATAAGGACGACCAATTGTATATTCTTTGAGATATATGTTGGAAACCTAATAAATGAATAGAAACATTGAAAGAAATAAAATGTAATAATGTGTTCTTTATACAAGGTAACCATGACTTTACCAAATATCTCAAGATATACGAAAACTTATGATGGACTAATCTATGACTTATGCACATAGACAAGGAAGCTAAAGTTGTGTTGTGTCACTATCCTATGGAAGAGTGGTTTCATTCACACCATAAAGAAGATGGAAGGTTTTTCCATATACATGGACATAGTCATTGAAATTCCATTAGAAGAAAATGACGCATTGATGTTGGATTAACCTTTAAAGATATGTGGAGACCAGTAACGCTAGAAGAAATAAAAGAGATTTTAATTAATAATGAAAATATAGATCATGGCATCTAAAAAGACTCCAAAGAAAATATTATGAGAAAAACTATTAAAACTATCCAAGAAGATAGTATATATAAGAGACGAATATAAGTGTCAACATTGCTGAAAGCAGGACTATAAAGATTACCAAGCTAGTCATGTTATACCAGTTAGTGCTGATAGGAGACTTCAATATGATATACTTAATATGAAAGTAATGTGCTATCATTGTCATCTTAATTGGTGGCACAAGAACCCATTAGAAGCTGGTAAATGGTTTGAAGATACTTTTCCAGAAAGAAGCGAATATTTAAAAGAACAACATAAGAATAATAAATGAAAATGAACTATCCCTATATGATGGATGGAAGAATTGTACGTAAAATACGAAGAACTTTATGAAAAGATAAAGCATAACTAGGAACTTATATAAAAAAGATTTAACGAATTATCCCTTGATTTTAGAAAAGAAATCCTTATAAGGAATATAACTTTATATTATATTTATAACAACCATGAGTAACGAAGAAGTAATTAGTCCAGTAAAAACTAGATTAGAATTCAGAAACAAAGGAACTAAAAGAGATCCTGATTACAAATTTATTTCTTGGTCTAAAGAACTAGAACAAGAAGTACCAGTAAAGGTAGAGAAGTTTCTAATGATTAGTGAAAGCTATAGATTAGAGATGTTTACAAAAACAGAGGGAGGTGAAAAGAAAGGTTATTTCAGTCACTCTAATTTTATAGAAAAACTTAAAGAAGATAAAATAACATTGAAAGATAAAGAAACTTGAGATGTTGTGTTTGATAAAGTATGGGATTATAAAGATTGTCCTGCAGGAGCTAGACTAGTAACTTATGTGTTAGCGCTAATGGATTGAGAACTTGTACAAGTAAAACTAATTCCATCACAAGCTAAATCTTTGAAGTTTATCTATAAAAAATGAGATAAATGGAGACCATTCTCTGATAGATACGACTATTGGGTAGAAGTTACTGGTAAAGAGTTCCCTAATGAAGATGCTATGTATGAAGTGCCTACATTCAAAATAGGAGAAAAGAAAACAGAAGAAGATACTAAAAAAGTAGATGAATATAAAAAGGATTGGGAAATCTATATGAACGCAGTAAAAGAGAAAAGAAAAGCTTATGAACAAGCTAAAGAAATAGACGATAGTCTCCCGTTCTAGCCTTTACTAACTAAACTATATTTATGCAACAACAAGAATATTTAGATAAATTTTCAGACACTCTACAAGATATGTTAGAGCTTACTAAAAAAAAGAATGCTGACTACTCTTGACAAGAAGATGCGTTTAGTAGTTTTAAGTTAGTAGAGAAGCTGTGAGTGTGTGATACTGAAACATGATTTATAACAAGAATGACAGACAAAATGTCACGTTTAAATAATTTATTGAAATCGTGACAACAAAAAGTATTAGATGAAAAAATAGAAGACACACTCCTAGATTTAGCTAATTATGCTATCATAATGAAGCTCTATTTAGAGGAAAGAAAAAGAGTATCAGACTTAGTAGATTTAGCAACTAAAATACCTAATGACTAAAAATTTAAGAATAAGCGTATCTCAAGTTAAGACATATATGAAGTCGCCTGCAGAGTGGGCTTGACAAAAGATATTATGAATATACACAAAACTAGTAAACTCTAGTATTACCTCATGAAGCGCATTTCATAAGGTAAGAGAAACTAATAATAAAGCTGATTGAATGTTGATTATACATCAAGCAGATGAATCTATTAAAGAAGAAGCTATAGAGAAGTTTAACAACCTAGAGGATAACTATGAAAGATTATGTAGGCTTGTTGATGTACCTACATCTATTAAGAACGAGGAAGAGTTTAACGTAGATATATTCGACAACTGAATATTCTGGAAAGGGTATATAGATTGACAAACAGAAGACGCTGTTATAGAGTATAAATCGTCTAGTTCGTTGTCAGAACAAGATAGTAATGTTGCTATGCGACAAGCAGAAAACAATTGGGATCAATACGAGTTTCAGGCTTGGATATATATGAGAGCAACAGGAAAGAAAAAATGCTATATTATAGAAGTGCTTAATAAAGACACAACTATAACAGAGAAAACAAGAATAAAGAAAGATGACTTAATTAGTTTATGTGAAAACTTTCAAGAGGGAGATGAAAAGTTAACAATGGCTAAGATAGTTGCTAAGTATGAGCCAAGAAAAAACCCATGACAGGTAATAACATTTACAATGGATAAAAAGTTTGATAAAAGAATGACTGATAAGTATATGCCAATTATCAATGAAATGAAGGATTTATTTAATAAACATAGTAAATAGATGAATGAAACTAAATTTAAAATCGGAGATAGAGTTAAAATAATTAGCAATGAAAATCTCGGAGAACACCCATTAGGAACTGTTTGAGTTATAGTTAAAATAACCTATTTCTGATATAGTGTTGAATATGAAAATGAAACATGGCGGTATGATGAGAGTGAGTTAGAGCTTGTATCCAATTCATTTTATAATATTAACGAAACCAAACAAATGGAAACTATCCAAGGCAGAAAAGTAAAAAGATTCTTTACAGAAAAGAAACTTGATAGCATTACAGACATTATAGAAGATAATGAAGAGTTAATAGGGAAGCTATGAATTGTTGCTAATTATATCTATAGGTTCATATATGATATGGACGATCTAAATGAAGCACTAGAAGAGAATGCAGATAATAGAAATGTTGAATCAGTAAAAAGAATGTTACAATTAATTAAAGAACTAAATAAAGATATAGAAAAAGACACTATATTACAACAACTCTTACAGTTCGTTGAACCAATCAAAAAAAAGAATAAATAAAAGGTTATAGGGGTTAGCCCCCTATATGGATTGAAAGTTAGTAGCCTGCTTTCTTTCCTTATAGAGGTTTAGTTCTTAATAAAAACTATATGATACCAGAAGGAATGAAAGAAAGAATATTAGACTATTTAGAGCATTGATACTCTCATAGAGATATAAACAAAAAAACTGGAGTGTCTTTGGGGACAATATCTAAAATTAGGAATGAATGAGATGATGATTGATTGTGAAAATTAAATGAAGTTACCGATACTGTAAAAACTTATAATATTGATTGATGATATTATGTGTTTGAAACTAAAGACAACTATTGAGAAGATGAAACAGTTAAAGTACTTATTCAGACAATAGATAATATATTTAAAGATTATTCTAAACACTGAAATAATTTATCTTGAGAAGAAATAATTCAGAAGTATAAATTAAAACCAGAAGTATTTACATTATTAAAGAATAGACTAAGATTATATAAATCATCTCATGTTATAAGTCCACACACACTTGATAATATGGAAGAATGAGAGCTAGAATGATTTATAGAGAATATAGTAGATGAAACCACACAAGATAGGTATAGAAGAATATTTGATAAAAAACGAGACAATAAAAAGAAAAGAGAAATCACTAGGCTGTCTTTAATAGAAAATAACTTTGATTGGTTTCTTTCCAATCTTGAGAAAATGTTAGATAATAAACAATGATTGGAAATTAAAATGCCCAATAAGAAGTACAAATATAATAATAAAGTTATAGATGTAGCATTCTCTGATATACATATATGAAAAATAAATACTGATGGGGTGATTAAAAGATTAAATAAACTAAAAAACTATTTAATATCCAGAGAAGAATCTATTGTAAATATAATGTTCTTGTGAGATTTGGCAGAATGTTTAGTGGAATGATGAATGCACCCATGACAAATAGAGGAGATGGAATTTAATTGATTTGAGCTTATGATGTATACAGTAGACGTATTTTCTTCTTTCTTGTTGGATCTACATAGTAGTGGTAAAAGGATTATGTTCAGAGGTATGTGATGAAATCATGATAGGCTAGGTAAAGATCACTGACAAGATAATGCAAGAACATGAGCATTAGTAATATATGAATTATTAAAAAGAACATTACCTAAACTAGACATATGATATTATAAAGAAAATATAACATGAATTAGTTGAGATAATTTCCACTATATACTACATCATTGAGATGACTGATTCTCACAAAAGGCATTGTCAAGACCAGAAGATATACTGTGGAAGAATTGAAACAAGAATAAATATAATATTATTATTTATTGAGATAAACACAATATAAGTGTAAAAGAAACTAAATGAGCTACTATAATTTGATTACCAGCTATGGCGTGACAATGAATTTATGATAAAAGATTAGACTTACATAGTGAGCCATGAGTAGTAATAGTAACAAAGAATCAAGATTGAACGCCAGATATTCTAATTAAGAGATTTACATAATAATAAATAAGATGCAACAAAACTATGAAGATTTTCAAAATAGATATAAACTAAGAAGGAAAAATACTACACCATATTATAGATGGGAAGATATGATGGATTATCTTACAGAAACTCAATATTATAAATTCCTTAATCATATAATTGATAGAAACGTAATGTGAAAGAAGCTCCCAAGATATGGAGTTCCTATGCACTATGTTAAAAGTTTTTTAGATGGTTAATAAAAACTAATATAAATAATACCAAGCATCCACTTGGTAATAACTGGGTTAAGGTTGTGGTGGAGAGAGCTAATCTCTAAAAGATGTCATTATCAAAAATAGAGATAGAAATTCCCTTGAGAGTAATGCCTGTGTGATATAAACGAAAAATGACTATACCACGGGGGTCTTGAAAATCCATCTCTCTCTTAAAAAAATATTTTACATCGAAAACTAGCACAATATAATTTGTGTGGTCAGATACCTTCTCCCACAAATGTGGCCATTGTGCAAGGTTCTTAGAATTAAAACTAAGCTAATTTAAATAAAAAAACCTCTATATGGTATCAACTACCAGTAGAGGTTTTTTATATCGCTTAAAGTTATATTTACAACAATGAGAACTGTATTATGGTAAGATATTACTCATATTTTACATAAAAAATAACAATTGGTTTAACAAATCATCTCTTTATCAAACTTTTCATAGATGAATGATATGTTGTTCTATTTCTACTAAATACTCATTTCTTTACATTCTGTTCAACTATCTTTAAAGTATCAAAATCGAAGTAAATAGTAGACGCATGATTAGATGAATACTTTTTAAGTGTTTTACCCTTAAATATTCCTGTCAACCATTCCATAACTATTTCTCTTCATGTCTTTCTACTTATCATACCCATATATCCAAGAGATAATAATTTCTTTGTGTCTTCAGAAACTATAGGCAATGCTAATCATTCAAGTTTATCTTGTTCGTTGTTCTTGTTATAACAATCTAATGTAATCTCTCATTGTAATATATAGCTTGTTCATTCTCCTGCTGGTTCTCATCTACTAGCTGAATATTCTTTTATATTATTAAAACCACTTTCTTTTGTACGTTTATTTAATGTATGAGATAGTATTGTTCAACTAGCATATTTTGTACAATCAGAAGATGTTTGGTTATATTCTCTTTTTATGTGTCATCTTACATTCTTAGGAGTCCCTGTTAGTTTTGTCTGTAAATCTGTATGATTTTCTGGGTCAAGCATATCTAAACTAAACATATCTCAAGGGCAACTTTTGTCAGCAAACTCTCTATGTAGATGTATAGTAAAATTATATTCTCTATCAAGTTTTCTTAATAGCTCATATAAAGATTTATTTTGTTTATTATATGGAGCACGCTTATCTAAATCTCCTGAAATTAATATTCAAAGAGATTCTTCATTAACATCAAAATCAGAAGCATGCCATAATGAATGTTTATGGTCACAAAGTGGTATAATCTCTCAATCTGTAGCAATCATATAATGATACTGAATATATTCACTTCACTCATATCATAATTTTCTATTAAACCTACTTTTGTGAGACCTATTTATTGATTGCAACATTTTTTGTGTGTCTGGTTGCTCTACAGCTGAATGATGTATAACTACCTTATTTATTGCTCTCATATTATTTTAGTCAAGTAATAAATTTTCTTATAGAATTTACTAAAATTGAGTTTAAAGCAACTATTACAGGTGTGAATTGTCCAAAATCTAGGTTAGGAATAGTGTCCATAAGATATGTAGCAACTGCACCTAGTACAGCAACAATAGCTCATCTACCAATTTTTTTCCAGTCTATTGAATTTAGTGTAAACTTTTTAGAGTTTTCCATTTGTGTATATTTTTATAAATTAAAATTATTTTGATAGTATTCGTGCAATCCATACTATAAATAGTAATGTGATTGTTAATAAAATATAATCTTCAACCATATTATATAGTTATATAAAAGGTTTTGTTTTTATTTCCTCCATACCCCTTTCTCATAATACCGTTGGTCGTCTGAGCTGAGCATATGGAATAACTCTTTCTTGAATGATTCGCTAAATACCTGTGATTGTAACTCTCATAGCTTTCTAAGGTTTTCTACTGGAGTACCATTAGTAAATAACCTATGCAACGCATCGTGTATACTTCAATAGAGTTTTATTTTGTTTTGAGGGACATCAGGTCAATTTCTTGAAGTAGGTATCACATGATGTTTAGTTTCTTTTTCGTTCCTACTCCCTCAGTCCTGTCTATTGATATACGACCTTTGGTAGTTATTATTCATATATTTAGTTAGAGCATAAAGTTTGTGAGTTAAAATCTTATATTAGAAGAATGTCTTTATTATTAATATTAATCAAGATCAAGCAGTCACCAATACCCCAGTTATAATAAGTCGAGATAATTTTTCAATAATACTTTGATGTTTATCCACTTTTTTTTCTATAACTTTATTTTTCTGCTCTTGGAGTTTGTACATAGATATGTTCTCCTGTTTTGTTGAATATTTCTGGTCTGCTTTTTCTATAAAATCTTTGAGGTCTTCCTTAATATCTTTTATTCATTCAAAAACCTCCTTATGCTCTTTAGCGTTTTGTTCTTTTAGAGTGTCAATCATAAGTTTAAGATTATCGTTACTACACATTTGTGCGAAATAAAATATAAATAAAACTATTTTCTTACTCAATTTTTTATGTTGATATTTGCTATAGAATCTCCAACATCGTTATCAACTACGAAGAATTTACTCTCTGTGTAAGTAGTATCAGTCACAGGATTAGTTCCTGAACCTTCAGTAACGTCTACTAACTGATAAGTGTCTCCAAAGTCTCCTCCTTTGATATAAACTGTAAACTCTCCGTCAGTGGTACGGGTTGTTTTGATTTTATACCACGTGTTGGTTGAAATATACGAAGGGGCTGTTCTGAATAATAATACATTACCACCAACAGTAGAACGATATAACCTAATGTCATCACCATTAAACAGGTATAAATTATATGAATTAGATTGTTGATACGCAGCATTTCTATCACTTAATATTGTGATAGAAGGACTTCCAGCATTAACATACGCATAAAACTCCCACTCACCGTAAGCAGTGTCGCTTTGGAAAGGCTTAGTCCCTGCACTTGTACATTCAAGGTATTTAGTCCCATCAGTTTTTTCTTTAACCTCATAACTACCAGTACCTTTAAGCCGACCAATAGGGTCAGTCTCTCCAACAGCGTCGTCCTCAAACTTCTCACTAACAACTGTTTGTACGAAACTGTTGTGGTAGTCTTTAACCTCTTGTTCTGAGAGTGGTCTGTTTAAAGTTCTAACGTCTAATAAAGCACCTTCTGCATAATTACTAACACCACGCCTACTCATCAAATATAAGTCATTAGCATTAGATACTGAACCAGTAATAGAACTAATATCAAGAGTTTCTACTAACTCACCATCCTGATAAAAATACGCTTCGTCAGTATCACGATTAACAACAACAGCAATATCAGTTGCAACAGGATTAGATAAATCACCAAAGAAAGTATTCACTTCGTTAGTGCCATCTGCAATTCTGAAAAATCCTGAACTACCAAATGACTTTACTAACTGCCAACCAACACCATCACTATCATCAGGTTTCTTATTTAATAAACCTTGTGTAGCAGTATTTTTTGTGAAACAACCTCTCATTAATAATGAGAAGCTACCAGTACCGAAATCAAGAGAACTGTCATCACTAACAACAACTTCGTCATCAACACCGTCAAACTTCAAACCATCCATTGTAAGTAACGGATTACCAACGTAAGTAGCGTCATTCTGATTACCAGAAATATCAAGCACCTTGTTAGTCTTCACTGTGTCCTTGTTGAAATTATAAGCAGCGACTAGACCTGTTAGTTTTTGTAAGGTAAAGTCTGTTATTGTATAATCAGCTGTATCATTAATATGTAAAAAACTAAAGACACCATCCGCATATGTAGTGTTTGTTATTGTATAAGTGACATCGTTAAACCCTTCTACAGAATGGTAATCATCGTTATCACTTGCAAAATTACCAGCGACACCGTCCTGAAATCTAGCGATTGGAGGTTCACAACAGTTTAAACTAGCGTTATAAGTGACATGATATTTCTCACCCTCGACAAGGTTAAGATTTTCAAGTCCAGCAATGTAAATATCACTAACCTCACTTGAAACACTAAACCCGTTAGTACCGTCTCCTGTAAATGTTGTATATGGAAAGCTATCACTGTTTTTAAAATCGTTATAAGTAATATCTTTTAAATAAGCTTCTTTCTCACGCTCAAGGTTAGTAATCATACTAGCAGGATTAGCATACTTAGTCCCTGCGTTACCACGAGTGATAGGACTTGCTCTAAGGAATTGTTTTTCTAAATCATTTTCTTCATCTGTAGAAATACTCTCATCAAAAATAAGACAACGTGATAAGTAAACAGTCCCTGAAGTACAAGAAAATGTAACAGTAGTTTCATCTGTTAATGATAGAATAGTTTTATCGAAAGACCATCCAGTAAGAACAATATCTGTGTTTGTAGAACCAATAGCAACTCTTAATGTACCGTTACCACCAGCCATTGTTATAAGATTAACAGCATCAAAACTATCAACGGTGAAAGATAACGATGTTGAAGTATCTAATTTATAAGCCAATCCTTTAATAGTTTGTTTGAATTCACCGTTAGTGTTAACGCCTTGCACACCGCTCATTGAGTCGATGTAGGAGCCGTTTCTTTTGTTATTGAAACTGAATATTTTTTTCATCTATATGTATTTATAAATAAATTATACTTTCCACCTTGTATTGCTTCGTTCTTGGGTTATCTGTTCTAGTGATAAAATTCCTTCCTTGACTGTGAGTATAGGTATTTGACCGTCGAAGGTTCTTATAATTGTTGTATCGTTACCTATAATAACATTTTCTTCACCAGCAGTAGGTGTTCCACTATCTTGGTTAGCATCTCCTGTTAATTCAGGAGCGTTCTCCTTATCACCGAAATAGAAATTAACTACACCACTTTCATCACGAGTAATACTTATAAACTTCAATTTATTAATTTCTATACTGTCATTACCAGATAGTGCATAAGAAACACTATCAGAAGTTAATTGCATTTTATTATCATCGTACATCCTAATCTTCAAACTATCCCCATTATAAGCACAATTATGGATTATAGAACCAAAATTATTTTCACCAAAACTATAAGGATTAATCCAACCCATAATAGTGATTGCTTTTGTTCCAATAAAGTCAGAGCCACAATCAATCTTACTAGATGAACCGTTAAACTCTCCACTCCATAAAGCACCGTTCTTTTTAACTGAAACATCAGTAGGTGTTAGTGTATTCAACCCACTCTTATCCTCAATAACTCCATTAATACTTTGGTAGTCGAGGAGTGTAGTAGTATCAGTGTTAAAAACTTCTTTTACTGATATATTATCAACACTACCTACAAACCCATCAAACCCATAAATGAAAATCTGGTTATTATTAACAGATATATTATGTTCAAATTGATAAGAACCTGATGAACTTATATCCATGAAACGGTCGATACCGCCATTAGAACCAAGATAACCGCTAATGCTACCACTTTCAATAGTAACATCAACAGTAATACGATATTTTATTCCCAAACTTGTATTAATGGATTGTTTTATAGCATCACCGGAAACGCCAGAAGCGACAGCCTTACCATTCTCGATAGACCAATTAGACCCTACAGTCCAATCACTATCAGTATCGAAAGTACCATTAACAACTAACTCATCACCAAGCTGCTCCTTAACACTAGAACTCAAACCTTGAGAGTAAGAACCACTATTAAGAAGAGAAACCTCTTCAGCGGATAGAGTGCGGTTGTAGATTTCAACGAAATCAATAGTTCCATCAAAAGGTTCACTACCAGTACTTAAAGAGCCTACATATAAAAGACCATCTATAATAGTTAAATCTCCAGTACCAAGATTTTCCTTAACAAACTCACCATCAACGAAAATTCTAACACCATAATCTACATCAACAGTGACTATAACATCTTTATATTGACCATCATTGTAAGTACCACCAGTTGAAAAACTACTACTAATACCTTGACCCCAAGTGAATATCTTACCATCAATAACTCTTATTATACCGAAATTATCAATACGAACGACATTACCTTGGTTAAGAGTGGTAAACTTGAACCTTGCTCTAATACTGAATTTTCCTTTGGTAGCTAAATATTTATAACAACCATAGTTAATATTATTACCTATGGTATCATCAAAAACAGCCTTGCCATCCTCAAAGGTTACATTGTTAGGTGTTCCACCGTTACGGATAACATTCGCTCTACTACGAAAGTCCTCACGAAATATTGCTTGTGGTTTAGTTATTATTTTTTCCATAATTTTTTATGGGTTATAAGTAAATTATTCTTCTACAGTTCTAGGGAAATCTGCTAGCACTACATCAACATCTATAATGTCGCTTGTAAGCTCTACATAGTCTTTCACTTCCTCTGTTACTACATTCCCTTGTTCGTCTAATTCAGCAGGAGTTACTACCTCTTTTTTGTCTATAAGTTTTACAATTCTTTCTACTTCTTTTTCTATTCTTAATATATTTTCAGGGTCATATATAGAAGCTTGTATAGCTTTTAGTGCTGTCCCCTCTTGTTTTATAAGATTATAGATTGCAGTACCTAGTTCCACAGTCAATGGAGCTGTACTTGTTGTTGGTTTTGGTTCAAAATTTAACATTTGTTTAAGTATAATAAATTAAAATTAAGAAGTATAATAATGTCATTCAAAACTAATATCAATATTAGAAGCATCAGCTGCTTCTGAATATATTTTACAACTTATTCTTGTTCCTGAAGGTTGTTGAGGTATTTGTATTCTTTTTGTAGTATTACCAGTAATACCACCAAAGAAAGAGCTATCTTGCCAATATCTTGTGCAACCTATCAATTCCTCACTACCTGACTCACCAGCATATATTTCTATATAATACTCTCCGTCATCATCTCCATTAATTAAGTTTATCCAATGCAAATCAAAAGCTGCATCAGTAAGCGTATCTGCTGGTATTACTTCTGTGATTGACCCTCATGTTCCCCAAGCACCAGCTCATGAAGTTACAGTAACACTTACTGCTGTTGTTGGATAACAAAAAGGCTTACCATGAACGTGGTAATAAGCTGTATTCATATGTGCCATTAGAGAATTAATCCCTTGATTATATGGTACACTTACCCAATCTTCTTTATTCCCTATAGCGTCTCTAATTGTTTTGTTGTCTGCACTATTAGCGTCTGCAACAGTATATGGACTAAATCAAAATACCATTAGTTGTTTTGTTTACATCAGTAAAAAGGTACTAATACTGTATTACAAGTATTAGTATACTAAAGAATAGTCTATTGTTAAGTCACCGAAAGTTGCTTGTCCAGTTGCTTCATCTTTTGCTTGTATTTGTAGGTATGGTCGTCATTCAGTATTTACTATATATCCTTTGAATCAATCATCATCCCCAGAATCGAATACTGTAACCTCAGAGACATAACTACTAAGGTCTGCAGGACTAGAGTCGTCAGCTGTTTTAAGCCCAAGAACTTTAAGTTTTACAGGTCAAGAATCATTGACGTCATATCCTACTTTCAAGAGTAATGATTTCTTTTCTCTTGCATCAATCACATCACCAAAATCAGCATAAGAAGTAGTTAAATCTTGTGCAGTTACTAGAGGAAGGAAATCTGTCCTTTGTGCGTATTCAGGATTGATTTCAATATTTCTTTCTGCTTGTACATCGTAGTCAGTTACTACATCGTATGATAGACTAATACCTATCAAATCGTCATCAGACATACTTGTTGTATCATAGTCTAGGGTCAAAACATTCCCTGATAGCGTACCTCCTTTGTTAGAAACAGTAGGAGAATATATCACCTCTCAATCAGTAATATTCACAATCACACCTATCTGTTCTTGTTTGATAGTTCCTAGTCCTGTAATTTCTACAGTCTGTGCAGAAGCATCGAAGGTATATCCTCAATCCTCTACTCCAACAGTTATACCTGCTCCTGATACACCACTTGATGTAGATGTACTTGAACTTGATCCACTAGCTTCTCTAGGAATGTTTGTGTATACAATAAAATTGTCATCAGATTCGAAGCCTCTTTCAACTTCTGCAGGTGTTAACCCTTTAATCTGAATTTTTCCGTTTGTTACAGAAATAGCGTGTCCATTTCTTGTGAATACCGACCTCAGATTTCCTTCTGCGTCGTATACTTCTATACCTGCAATATCATAGTTTTTCATTGCAGATATTTCGTCTGGAAGACTTGATATAGCAATAGCATTTTGAGAATGATATGCTGTAATAAAATCTCCATTAGTAGGTTTTCCAACATAAGTGTCAGAATTTATCCCGTATAAAGATAATTGATTTTTCATCTTTTTAAAATATATTATATAAAAGGTTTATGTTGTTTTAATCTATTTTCTTTTCCCTCATTTACATCACATTAGTATATTAGTTAAGATTAAAAATTAGCACCGAAGAATATTGGATTACCTTCAATAAATGGATATTGATTACCAGCTCACCCATTATATAGATTTGTAACGTCTGTTTGTGATAATAAGCTGTCAAATATTCCAAATTCATCAAAATTTCAATCCCAATATCTATTGTTTTCATATGTACTCCCTATAACAACTCAATCTGATAATGCTGACAATCCAGAAAATACTCAACTTCATTCTAAAGACCCATTTAAATATACATAATAGTTTGAAGTATCCCAAGTCGCTACTAAATGATACCAAGTATCAACCGATAATGAGGTAATAGTTGTTATTTTAAACTCTGTATCGTAGAGATTAACTGATATTTCTCAAGATAAACCACTACTTATCCAAAGATAACCTGCAGTGGTATCATTTAATAATGTATTATTATTTGTATTAGTACTTGCATATCAACCAGTACCAAAAACATCAGCAGTAAACCAGAAGGATATTCATCATTCAGACGGGAAAGAAGTATTAATTGTGATTTTATCATTAGTTCAATCAAAGGAATAAGCTCAATTTATCTTACCACTAGCTGTATATGTTGCCCCATTTATTGTACCATTATTAGAACCTACACTATCAGGAAAGCTCCCATTGGTGTCAGCCTTCCAGTATCATACTATATTGTCTTTTAAAGCCATAGTTTATTAAATTATTTCTAAAACTCTGTTATCTTGGATTCTACCGTCTTGTATGGTAAACTCTTCTCCCTCGTTATGTTCTATGTTTGTATTACACCATTCTATTGCTTCTGTATCAGTCATAGATACAAAATTAAAGTTGTCTGGCAATACACTAGTGTCTCAATTAACATAGCAAATATAGTCTTGATCTTTATTAAATGCTGTTTGTTCTATAGTAGTATCACCATAGTTTACCTCTGGATCTGCGTAATAGTTTTCATTTATTTCTGGTCTTGTGTATTTATATATAGCCATTGGTATATTTTATTAACTAAAATCTAGTCCTGCTTGTCCGTAGTAGTTAGTCCCATCATAATAGAAAGAAACTATATCTACCGCACTTGCATCTGTAGTAAGTGTAGGCGCTGTTCCTCATGGTCGTTTTACTGTGGCAGGTCGTGTAGCAGTTCTACTACCTGTAGCATCTTGTACTAATACTAATAAGAAGTTACCTGGTTTAGCAGGTGCTGTGAATGTGAATGTTTCGTTTTGTGCTCCAAATGTGAATTTGAATTTATTACCATTCCCCCAGTCAATAGTAGTAGTACCATCTCCTGTAGCTGTTCCTTGTGTAAACCCTATACTATTAGCTCAAGCGTCTAGTTCTCCTCCTAGTTGAGGTGTAGTATCTTCTGATATATTTTCTAGCTTAGTACCTAGTTGTGTCTGTATAGAACTTGTAACTCAATCTACATAATTAAGCTCTGTTGTTGAAAGAGTTGCTCAATCTAATATATTAAGTTCTGTAGCTGTAGATGTTACTGCCACATTTTCGTTTATCTTCGGAGATGTAAGCGTTTTATTTGTTAGTGTTTCTGTTCAGTCAGTATAGCTGACTTTACTATCTGCTATAGCTTTAGGTGTAACCATTTTAGTGTCATCTGTTCAGGTATCTACCTCTGCACCAGTTGCTACTACTTCATCTCAAGTATTTGTTCAAGATGTATTGCCTAAGATAGTTCTTTCTGCAGATGTTAATATTTTATTAGTAGTTCATTCTACCATATTATCCATATCAAAAGCGTCTGCTGAAACATTGGTAGGGTCATAGGTACTAGATAACATATCTCAACCTCAAGAACTACCTATAGCGTCTGCTACTGCTTTAGATGTAGGTACTGTAGTATCGTCACTACCCAATCAAGTGGTAGAAGTAACTATAGTCTTTACACTATCTTTTATAGTATCTCAAGTAGTTCAATCAAATAATACTATAGCACTATCTGTACTAGTAGCAGGTCAAGTAACTCAACCACTACCAGCATTATCATCTACATATTTTTTTGTAGCAGGTTCGTAATCTGCGTCAGGAGTGAATGCTGTTGTATTGTTTAATTCTAATACATTACTTTTATCTGCTTTATCAGTATCTAAAGTAGATATATTGCTTGTATTTGTTGATATTTGTGTAAGCTCTGCAGATGTAGCAAACTTATTAGTTGTAGTAGTGTCGCTTATATCATCAGCATCCAATACAACTGTTCAAGTCTGTCAATTAACACTATCTACAGCTCCACTTCATCAAGTTATAGCGTTTGATTTCTTTATTTTCTTAGCTTCAGTTTCTCAATCCTGTACTACTACTAAAATATCATCATCTGCGATTGATACTATCTCTGTTAGTTCATCTATTCTTTTAGGTGTTCAAGCCATTTAGATTGTTTATTTAAGTAAATTATATTGTTATATACTATCTATGTGTTATTAACATTAACATTCCCAGACCCATTATCAGTTACTGTTGATACATCTGTATTTGCTAATAATATATTATTATCGGCTCAAGTATTAAATGTTACAGTACCTAAATCGCTATTTCATGTTATAGACGAATTATCTCAACTTATAATTAAGTCTCAAACCCTACTATTACCAGTAAGAGCTATGCCAGATCAAATTAAGTCTACATCTATATTTTGAAAAGCATTACCAGAGCTTACATTATAATCTTTTTCTATAGAAATCTTACCACCAGTATTGTTAGAAAATGAACATCATGTAATAGTATTAGCTAATATTGTACAAGCAACCGAGCCATCCCAAAGAAATACTGAATGTGAATGT